CAGCAGCTACCACGCAAAACGCCAACTTAATTAAATCTATCCCAGAGCAATACTTAAACAACGTTGCAAACACTGTCTTAACTGGCATGAGAAACGGTGTGCTGGCGCGTGAAATTGCCAAGCAACTAACAGATGACTACGGCGTAACACAGCGTCGAGCCCGATTTATTGCTCGCGATCAAACAGCAAAGGTTAACGGTGAAATAGATAAGCGGCGTCAAGTCGATGCTGGCTTTGAATATTTCCAGTGGCTAGATAGTGATGATGAGCGAGTAAGGCATAAGCACCGCTTAATTGCTGACAAGAAAACCAAGTACGGCAAAGGCGTTTACAGGTGGGATGACCTACCAAAGAACGATAAAGGCGAAACGATACAACCTGGTTCTGATTTTGGGTGTCGTTGCACAGCTAGAGCGAAAACAACGGCATCAGTTGAAAAGTATATGAAGAGAAGCTCATGACACGCATAACGATTCAAGACAAAAGCACATTCAAGGTTACAAGCCGAGAATTTACCGATGAAGGGTTCTTAAAGGTTCCTGGTCGAGTAGCTAAAACCGGAACGCAACAGTACACGCGTAAAGAATTGCAGCTTGATGGCGATCCTAATGCAGTCGTCACCGTTTACCGTCCAGAGGATGAAGTGTTTAAGGCTGAATCACTAGATAGTTATAACGGCGCTGACATTACCGTCCGTCATCCTGGTGAATTGGTTAACGCTAAAAACTACAGCCAAACATCAAAAGGTGTGGTCCGTGGTTCTGGTCGTCGTGATGGTGATTTTGTGTTAGCCGATTTAGTCATCAAAGACCAAGTAGCTATCGACGACATTAACGCAGGAAATGCAGAGCTTTCAGCAGGCTATACAGCCGACTATGTGGAGCAGGAAGGCACAGCCCCCAATGGCGAGAATTATCAGTACATGCAGCGTGACATAAAGATTAATCACGTTGCAATAGTCCCTATGGGACGAGCAGGACGGCAAGCCCGTATTTTTGACAACCAACGAAGAGAGATAACTATGACTAAAGTCACATTAGATAGTGGTCGATCTGTTGATGTGCAGGACGAGGCAACGGCTCTGCTCGTTACTGATGCATTAGACAGATTGAACAAAGAAATCACTGATTCCAAAGCGGATATTGAACGCCATAAGGCCACAATTGATGCCAAAGATGAAGAAATCAAAACACTTCAACTTAAATCCTCAGACGAAGAGTTAAAAACTCGCGTTGAACGGATTGCAAAAGTAAAAAGCGGCGCTTTGAAAATTGTAGGCGATCAATTCACCTCTGACTCAGTAGACGATGTGGAAATTATGCGCTCAGCAATGCAAGCAGTGCGTCCAGCAACAGATTGGAAAGATAAATCACCTGAATACATTCAGGCTTCTTTCGACATGGCGCTGGAATCGGCTGAAAAGTCACCTGAACACAAGGCTAAAGAGCAATATCAACGCTTAGCTGAAGATGGTGAACGTGGCCAACAATTAACCAATGATGCATACGAAGATTACAGAAAACGTATGTCAACACAAAGCACACAGGAGGCTTAATCATGGCTGTACAAGGCGGATATGCAATTAACCATAATAAAGCCATTGCAGGCATGTTGGTTGATTCACAACGAAACAACACGGTATCAAAACTTAACACTACCAGTGCAACCGTACCTTATGGCGTGGCTGTTGCTCGTAGCGGTGAAAATGGTTTTGAATTAATAACAGATAGTACGGTCATCGCTGATGTCGTTGGTGTGCTTCGTCGTGAAATGAATCGCGCCGTTGCGGATGGCGATGTTCATGGCGCTGTAGTTGATCGCGATGCCAGCGTATTAACGGTTGGCACTATCTATGTTCCTGTTATTACAACAGTAACAGCGGGTCAAGCGGCTTACGTGGTCATCGGTAACGATACTGACCCGGATACAGTCGGTCACTTTTCAAATGCAGCGGGTACGGGCGCTACTACAGCGCTTGCAATGCCTAATGCTAAATTTATCAGCGGTGCTGCTTCCGGCGGTTTAGCTGCATTATCAATTGTTGTTGGAGGCTAAGCATGAGACACACAACTGTTACGCTTGATCGTGACTTGCCAGCTTTAGGGTTGGCGAAGGGCACTGTATTAAGTTTTGATGAAAATATTCGTACAATGGATGATGGTGTTGCATTTTACATCAGCCAGCTTGCGAATTTAGAGGCCCGTATTTACGAGGCTAAATACCTAAATATCAACTACATGGATTTAATCCCAGTTGATACCAGTATGCCTGAGTGGGTGGATAGTGTTGATTACATCAGTATTGATGCGGCAACTATGGGTAAATTCATTGGTGCTAATGCTGACGATTTACCTAATGTAGCGGCAAATGCACATAAATCATCTATTCCTGTTGGTTACGCTGGTAACGCATTTAGCTATAGCCGTGATGAGTTGCAAAAGTCAGTGCAGACACGCATGCCGCTTGATGTGACATTGGCGCGTGGTGCGCGCCGTGGTGCTGAAGAGCATATCCAGAGTGTTGCTTATTTTGGTGACTCTGGGCGTGGCATGACTGGCTTATTCAATAACCCTAACTTAACGCTGGATAACTCAACGTTAGACTGGAATGATGCTGGTACTACAGCGCTTGAGATTTTGGCTGATATTAACGACTTCTTAAAAAGCGTTTGGATCAACTCTTCAAACATTAATGCAGCTAATACGCTTGTATTGCCTTCGGAACGTTGGAGCAAGCTTGCAACTATGCCAGTTAGCGATTTAAATCCAGATAAAACCATTCTGGCGTTACTTCGTGAACGCAATGTGTACACAGAAATGACAGGTCAGCCACTTCGTATCATGCCACGTCTTCAATTATCACAAGAAGAACTGGTTAAATACGATCCAACTGTGACTAAAGATCGCATGATGGCTTACGAGTACAACCAAGAAAACTTGGTTATGCACGTTCCTATGATGTGGCGTCCATTAGCCCCACAGTTAGACGGACTGAAAATCAAGGTGCCTGCTGAGTATAAGGTGTCTGGTGTTGAGTTCCGCTACCCATTGTCAGGTGCATATCGCACATTAATTTAAATATCAAATTAATCAGCTTCAGCCCCGTTAATTCGGGGCTTTTTTTTGGAGAAAGATATGCTTGTTAAAAACAATACAGCCCGAATCATCGGCATTAACAGTCAAGGCGAAAAATCAGTAAAAGTTTTACCTGGTGATAACCCAGCCGTGGAAATCACAGCAAAAATGGCAAAGCTTGATCATGTTAAAGAGCTTATTGAGAAAGGTGATTTAGTTTCAGTAACTAAAGCAACTGAACAAAAAGCAAAAGTATCAGAAGAGCCTAAAGATTAAATAATGGATATAACCTCATCAATTATTACCTCGTTTCGTGGTGTTCAGCTGGCGTTTGCAGATGACACAAAATGGCCTGATGCCATTGTGGAAAATGCACTATATGAAGCTGATGCAGAAACGGGAGGTAGTGGGTGGGGTGGTTTTGAAGATGAAGGTCATAACTTTAAGCGGCGTGGCATGTATTACTACGCTGCTCACTGGTTATCGACTACCTACCTGACACAAGACGCTGGCGATACAAGTAATGTTAGCCCTAACGCCCGTTTAAACGTGTCTCAAAAATCCGTTGGTGATGAATCTATTCAGTACCGGATAACAGCAATGCAGGAAACAGGAGATGACTGGCTTTCACTGACTAACTACGGCGTTCAGTTTTTACGCCTGCGTCGCCGTGCTGGCATGGGTGCGAGAGCAGTCTAGTGACCGTAAAAATAACCGGACTGCAACAAGTCAGGGACGCATTAAAAAAAGAGTTAGACAAGTTTAGTAGTGAGTATGCCTTGATTGGTATTCATGAAGATGCTGGCAATGTTGAGGGTGAAAACTTCACTATGGCAACGCTCGGCGCTACTCAGCATTTTGGCAACGACAGAGTGCCAGCAAGACCCTTTCTCGATTTAGGCGTTGCGAAAGGTAATCAAGAGTACCTGCATACCATTCAGAAAGGCATTAAAGACGGATTAACCAGCAAGCAGATTGTCGAGCGGGTGGGTTTGTTGGCTGTCGGTAATGTTAAAGAATATATAACGGATTTAAGAAGTCCAGCAAATACGCCTAGCACTATCAAGCGCAAAGGCAGCTCTAATCCGTTAATCGATACCGGCGCTATGAGGGCCAGCATCAGACACACCGTATCGTCTAAAAAGCCAGAGGAATCGTTATGAGCTTAAGTATGTCGGGTCATATCGATGATGTGTTTGAATCTGGTGAGGTAACGCTGATTTATAGCACTGGTGGTTATGTTGGCGGTATCTGGCAGGGTGGAACGCCACAAACAGAGACATACACAGCAACTATTCAGCCTTTAACTGATAAAGAGCTTGTCAACCTATTGATGGGTGGTCAGCGGATTTTAGATTCAAGAAAGCTTTATATCAATGACGGAAACCTTGCCTTGTTAAAGCTTGGTAAGGATATGCAGCTTCTTGACGAAGATTGGAAGATTGTCTCTCGCGATGTAAGGGAAAATCGCAATTACGCAAAAATAGTGGTGGTGAGATACGATGACCAATGAAGAGTTATTTGCCATATTACGGTCCCATATATTGGCTTTAACTGGGGTTCCTGAATGCATTCTCTATGCACAGAACGCAGACGCGCCGCAAGGCGAGTACGCCTCAGTAAATCCACGATACGCCATAGGTGAAAGAGGTCAGGCAAACATCTATAACAAAGATGTAATCGGCGACCTAGTTGAAACCGATGTAAGACCACAAGCCATGATAACCGTTGCTGTTGAGTTTTTCCGTGGCGAGGCAAATCAGCGAGCCGAAAGACTA